TTAAAATAATTAGTTATATATAAAGGAGATTATTTTTATGAAAAAATTTTTATTAATTTTATGTACATTAATTTTTTTAGGATTTAATCAAGTAGGTTTTGCCCAACAGTATACTAATTATGATTATAATTTTACTATTAATTTTCCTGATGGTTGGAAAATTAATGAGGTAAATAATCCTAATGATAAAAATGGTTTTAATATTAAAGCTAGTATAAAAACAAACGATTTATTTGGAATAATACTGGTTTATCCAAAAGTTGAAAATATTGGAACAGAAGGAGCTACTCCAGATAATAGTTTAACAGCATGGGATAGAAAAAAAGTTTTAGATGAAATGATACAAGGGGTAAAAGATAGAAATAGTAATACAGTTATAACTTATTCGGGATATGAAAAATTTCGTAATAATGGATTTTTGATATTAAAAACTCAAGAACCACCATATCAAAATAAAACTTTTAGAGTAACTTATGCAAATACTTTTATAGGAGGTACAAGTTTCTT